CCAGGTATGTAAATGGGTAACTAATCCATCTCTAAGGTCCTGTGTGGGACTACTTATATTGTACTACTTGATTTTAATTGTTTTAGGTTTCTTTTCTTCTGGAACATTTTTTTCAATTAGGATATGTAGCATTCCATCCTTCATTTCTGCAGAAGAAACTTCCATATACTCTCCTAGCGAAAATGTTCTTTCAAAGTTTCTTTTTGCAATACCTTCATGGATGTATTTTCCATCCCAGTGCTCTCCATTTTGAGAACCCTCAATTTTTAAAGTATTGTTTTCAATAGAAACCTTGATGTCTTCACGGGTAAATCCAGCGACTGCTAAACTTATACCGTATGAGCCATCATCAAATTTTACTAGATCATAAATTGGATAGTTTGAATTTGAAGATTGCATTTTTGCAAAATTCGTATCCCATCCAATAAAAAATGGATCATTGAATAGATCCATAGCAAGTTTTGTTACCATTTTATTCCCCTTTCAAGCGAATAAGTTAATTTACCCCCCTATTGGGCAGGTATATATATTATACCAGATTGTGCTATAATTATATAGTCTAGACTAGGAGATAATATGGATCCAATTAAACTTGAAAATGCTAAAGAAAATATAACTGAAAGTCGCAGGGGTGTTAAATTTAAATACTCCTCACCAGCCCCAGGAATACACATATATGATGATGTATGGAGCGGTGGATTTGACTTTGTTAAAAGATTAGATGATGCTGGTAAGTTTGTAAGAGAAGACTATATAGTTGATGCAGATGGAAATAAAATTCCAAAAGAGGTAGGCAAACGTGGAGTAAGCACTTGGATTGATCTTAGAACACCAGAAGATGAGGCAATTCTATCTCAAACATTTGAAGAAGTAATTGATTCATATTTGTGGCATTTTGATCTAGACCCTAAGAGTCGTGAATGGTGGAGAATAAGCAAATATGCTGATGGTGACTATTTTGGAATGCACCCAGATGACTCATATGGAACACCAAGAACAGTTTCTATGGTATATTATCCAAATGATGATTACGAAGGTGGAGAATTGGAGTTTATTCATTTTGGAGTAAAGGTAAAACCTAAAGCAAACCAGTTATTTGTTTTCCCGTCATCTTATATTTATGAACATAAGATACATGATATTGGTTCTGGTAATCCAAGATATACTATAGTTTCATTTTTTTGTAACATTACAGAAACCGAACGTTCTAAAAGAATGTCAAAAATTGCTGAACCATATAAAACATCTTTGCAATATATTAAAGAATTACGGAATATGCCAGATAAATAACCAAATAAAAAAGGGGGCCTTAGTTGGCCCCCTTTCTTTTTTTCTTTTTACTTCTTCTTTACTGCTGGCTTCTTCTTTGCTGGAGCCTTCTTAGCAACAGCCTTCTTTGCTGCCTCTGCTACCTCTTCTACAGATGGTAAACGGCCAAACGCCTTGTCGTTAGGATTGACATAGCGTAACGCCACTGGCGCAAGTGCTGCAATTAAAGAGTATGCAAGATCCTTTGGATCAGTTACTCCTGCCATATATAGTGCTGATGCACCAGCAAGTACGGAACGTCCGTATGATGCTAGTAGTGCTTTCATTGATGCGTTCATTATTCCTCCTAGGATATAATTTGTGTTATTGTATTAAAACCAATCCATAAGCCAATAATTCCTGCGACTCCCGCAAAAACTGGTGGTGCTGGGACTGGTAATTTGAATGCAGCAAACACTACGCCACATCCAAAACCTGTAATTGTTGATAGTAAAATTTCTTTCATAACTTCCTTAACTAATAAAAGATATGTTTGTCATATCTTCATGGTGGTGTTCGCATACCTCTATATATTTTGCTTGTAACATAAATACTCTTGATGCTGGTATTACACAAGATTTTACCTCACAGACACTATACTCAAAGCCAGTAAAATCTTCATAATTTTTTAATTGAATCATTACTCTATTTTACCATAGTCCTCAGGTACAAATTTCTTTAGATCTTTAAATGCTGCAGAAATAACACGCATACTTGGATGCATTGCGGTCTCCATAACATCTCCATATTCGTCAAAATACTCTATTGATGGGGACACTTCTTCAATAAACCTGTGAATACCCTCCTGGACATCCTCTATGTACTTAAATGCCCACTCTCTAGAGTCTGATAAGAATTTAAAAAATGCCTCAGTATCCTCAATTGGTCCTGTCGGAACTTCTTGATTTTTTATCTTATCAATCATTATGTTTCTATCTAGTGCAACCTGTAATAACTGAATATTTAATGCTGTTGTTTTATGCTTTAGCCTAACATTATCAAAGACTAAGCCAACAAATGCAATCATAAAAATAATAAAAGAAATGAACTCAAGCACGATCTTTACCACCTTCTCTAACTAATAAAACTATAGCACCATTATACTCTAATGCCTTCTTAACTCTAATCATATACTCAACTGCTGCTTGTCTATCTTCAACCGTTAACCTCATAAAATCTTTTTCATTGGCCTTTACAGTTAAAAAGTGTTCATTGTCTACTATTGTAAGTTTAAAGTTTGGTGGTGCCTGTATGGAGTGAAATGCCATCTTCATTGCTTCAGTATACATTTTAACTATCCGTTGTTAAATATTGCCATGTATCGCCCCATTGTAACTTTGTCTTATGACGATTAAACTCTTTGGATATTTGACCACCTTCAAGATATATTCCGCCCCAGACACCCCATTCTTTTTGAGATACCCCAACAGCAAAACAATGCTGAGATACTGGACAGCCAGAACATAATTTATCTATAGCAAATCGCAAACCTTCATCATCTTCATATTTTTCAAAAAAGATATTTGTATCATAATCAAGGCAGGCAGCATCGTCTTTCCACGAATTTTTATTCATACTACTATCCTATAAATTTATCTGGTATTTCCCACCCATTAGATGAAGGAACAAAACGATTTTGAATGTGCCACTTGTTATTAATAAATGCACCAAACGGAGACGTTCTACCCTTCTCTGATTGATAAGAATTGACTACGGTCCAACCATCCCAAGACAAATACTTGTTCTTTGAAACAACTGATTCCATTTTTTCTAATGATTTAATTTGCATTTCTGCTCCTTTTAGTAACGAAAAATTCCTACTTCTTTATTTTTTAATTGTGCTTCTGCAACAAGTTTTGTTGTTTGTTCATTTGGCTTAGACAAAAATGCTAAATAATTTACATCATCCATATTTTCACTAATCCAACTTGGTGGAACTTTATAAAATTTTATCTTTTTACCACGAGACTTCATGCCTCGTTCAGACAAATTGGTGAACTCCATAACCATTGAATTTATTCTTGCTGGACCAGCAGAGTAAATATAAAAGTATGGATCATTTTCGGGTAGTGCTGACATTGCTACAGCCATTGCACGTAAGAAGCAGTTGTAGTCTTCAAAACTACTTGTTCCCTGTACCGCTACTATCATCACGCTTCCCTTCTCTTAATCTGTCCATAATAAACAGCATTTTATCTAATTGTACCTTATCCATTGACATTGTGTCAACTGTTCTAGTAGTATCTTTATCTACAAATCCGTCTATCATGTTTGCCATATAAAAAATATTATCCTTGATCCAATATGCAGTATCTTCCATAATGATTACCCTAATATTTGTTTTTTCATTATAAACTTTGGACTGAGAGTTTTTAACCACTTTATTTATTTCTTTAGTCATAACTAATGGTTTGATTAGTTCATATATGTGAGTTTGGCTATATCTAATAGTCTTATTTGTCTTTAAGTCTATGCTGGAATAAAAGAATTTTGTAACGACAAAAATCACAATTAGGGTAGATATCGAACCTAGAAAATATTTCATATATTTATTCTACTATTTTATTTTTCTTGTCCAAGTATACGGATAATTTCTTTTAAACTAAACAGTTGATCCTTTTCAAGACCTAGAAGTTTTGATTCATCAAGGGCCTTCTCAGTAAGCCTAACTATTGGATTATCTAATGTTATGTCCATATCTATAAATCCATTTTCCCATAAAAACATCATCTCATTATGAAAATAATTGGTCATGTCTTCATGTAGTGGTGGTGAAAACTGCGCTAGTTTATCAGTAAATGTATATAGAACTTCACCAGTATCTATGTCAATTCCTGAAACTTCCAGCGCACCGTTGAGAATTAATTCCTCTATGATTTTATCTTCTTTATCCATTAAAAGAACCCAAACCTACTTGCCAGACTTTTTTCTCTGTGCAGCAAGAGCAGCAAAATCTTTTACCTTGGTATCTCCAAGATAACCCCAAGCATATCCATCTTCAATCATAGTATCATTTAGAGATACGGTATTGCCATCAACATATACCCAACCTAAAATACGACCATATTTTTCAGACGAATCCATTTTTTCTGTTTTAATAATAACAGATTTGGCATCCTTCAAATGTTTCTTTAGATATTCCTTTGCTTCAAGGCCAAGAACTTTTTCTGCTTTATCAGATGTGCGAGACTCAGGGGTATCAATACCAGCCAGTCTTACACGAGATGCAAACAGGATATCAAATCCTAAATCAATAAGAACGTCAATGGTATCTCCATCTACTACATTCTCTACTTTTCTTACATAGTATTCATACATTATTTTCTCCTATTGTTTTATATTTAAGAACTACATCGTGAACCTCTGGTATTATCAAATTTGAACCATTTAGTAGCATTAAATCTGTTATACCCATATCGGATAAATCTTTAATTTTTACCATTAAAGTATCTATATCACCATATATAGTAGATTTTTGATAAATATCTGGTAAAAGTTTATATTGTTTTTCGGCATCTTCCTGACTATCGGTACAAATTATCCATAATGAGGCACAAAGTCTTTTATTGTTTAACTCTTTAATAAATTCTGGGAACTCGTAAAAATTTTTTAAATCTGTGATTATTCCATCACCATATTCATTTACCATTGCTGGAATTGGGAAACTTGATCCAGAGAAAAAAATTAATGGAATTTGTTCTTTCATTTTAAAATTTGTTAATCCAAAAATACTTTTATATTTTTTTGCAAAGATTCCCATATTTTTTTTTCTTTCTAAAATATCATTATTAATATCAAACATTATGCTTTTTTTTGAACCTGCAACTATGTTAATCATAAGTTTATTGCCAAACATTTCTTGAAAACTTTTTGTAATCATTGCTAAATATCCAGGGGTAATTGAATAAGGTCGAACTGCAAACATATATTGAATATTTTGTTTAGGATTTATTGCCCTAATTACTTTAGTAAAAGGATCCCCATAGTATTCTTGAAATGTAAAAAGTATTGAAGAATATCCAAAACCATCTAAAGATTTGATTTTATTAGATAAAGCATCCAAATCTTTGTCTATTGGCATAAGATAGTGAAAATTCACTGTAAATCTCTCCCCCATTGAATATAATTCCAGCCACGTTCATGTGCATAGTAAAAAATAAAATTAACTGTATTTGTTAATACGGTCCCTTGAATTGCAAACTCTAACTTACCAGTAATAATATATATAGATATAAAAGTAGTTATTATTGCAATAAATCTCCAAGTTAATGACTTTACGAATGATCTTGACTTAGAAACTATCATGGGAATATATCTGGGCGTTTACCTGCAATTATCTCTGCCCAGGTACCACTCCAATAAATTTTACCATCGCAAGCAATATTCATTTTCTTTTCACCATTAACAATGCTTGACTCCCCATAAACATATCCAGAAATCTCTAATCTGCTGGCAAGATGTTCTTCACCATCAATAATAATTCTCCATGATAAATCGCCATCTCCAACCTGTGTGTTATATCTAATTTGAAAATGTTGCACTGGTTTAAAAAACCATTTCTTAAATCTATTTATCATATCGTTCATCAGTTCTTCCTAAAATATTACGTATTATCGTTGATGCAGTTTTTGTAAAAAGTTGAGGAACTAAAGCATGAACTAGGCATGCTACAGCAGCAATAAGTAAAGACCCAACAATAAATAATGCCTCTAACAAATGTTTAAAGTATCCCTCTTTTAGTTCGCCTAAATGACTCATATACCCATCTCCTTGCGTTTTTGAGTAGCAGAAATAGCATGAATATCTGCCCCTAAATCTACTTGCTCAATCTTATATCCAACATCACGACCATAAACAATGTTAGTAATGTTAGGCATCTTAACCACATTTGCTGTTGGCATATCCTTATGAATAAAGTCACGTACCTGCTCAAAATGTAGTGGATCCTTTTCTGTCATACCAACGGTATGTCTAACGCCAATGACAACCTGTGTATTTCTTTTCGCTGCTTCATCATATAGCGCTCTATGACCTTCATGCCAAGGTTGGTAGCGACCAAGAAGAAGAACTGTATTTTCTTTCCAATCAAAAAGTCCAAACTGCCTAATAACTGTGATTGCTCTTGTTGCAATTGAATCAAGGTAGTCATTACCAGTATTTACAATTCTATGATCATAGTGTTCTGGATTTTCCCAAAGTTTATTGGTATCTTCAAATCTACCCTCAGTAATTGTGTCCATCCAAACAACAATGTCTGCTTCACCAAATGCTTCACGAGTTTCTTTTGTAGGACAAACAAAATCTACAATAACTGGCTTATCCTGTTTCTTTTCTAGAAGTCTTGCAAGTTCACCAAGTCTACGTGCTTGCTCAACTCTATCTTCTGGACTAAACCCAAGATCTTTATTCAATCCTGCACGAACTTCATCAGCATTGATGTGTAGACCATTAATTCTATCCCTTACTGCGTCTGCAATTGTAGTTTTCCCAGAACCTGGAAGACCTATAAACTGAATAATCATTTATCTATACCTGCCCTATCTTCTTTTAATTTATTGTATAATATATCCATTATACCAAAATTCTCATTTTTATAAATTATTGTCTCTAAGTCATTATAAAATGAAAGATTTTCAATATTTCTTGGTATATGGTATTTAAATCCAGAAATAATCTTATTATCAGCCTCATAGGTGCTATGAATCAAATCTAGTCTATCTATTTCTTGGTTTACTTCTTCTATATTTACCTTATTGATATATTCAAGATTTAATTTTGATAAAATATATTCTAGGGTATTGTCAATATTTGCAACCATCTCTTCAAAAACAATTAGATAGGCGTTCCTATTTGCGATTTGTTCCACAAGATATTCAATATACTCAGTTATATGTGAATTAACATGATTGGCAACGATGTTATGTGAACCATTAAAAATATCAATTATTTCTTTTTCTGTATGTATATTTGCTAAGCCATGCAGCGTAAACGATGCTATTGTTTTTAGCGGATCTCTTATTGTTGTAAATTGAATAAAGTTTTTTCTTTGTGGTAGTTGAAGCATTACTGGTAAATGGAAAAATGGATAAACAACCAAACATGAATCGCCTAACTCAACAACAAATTTTCCTGGCAAATCTTGAACAGATTGTTTATCTGATAGGTTATTTATAATTGCATGCTTTACTGACACACTTAAAAAGGTGTTGCCAGATCTAGGCACAGAGTTAAAAATAACATCTTTTCTCATTATTGACCAATAAGTTTTTCACGCTCATCAAGGACCTCAAACATAAAGTCCATCATTTTTTTATAGCCAATTGGATCGTCCATAATTTTATTATAATGGTGTCCACAAAAAAGTAGTTCTCCAGTAACTCCTGTAACCTTAACAAGGGCCTCAGCATTACAAGAGTCGCATCTATCTAATGGAGTAAGAGTCCAGGTTTTTTGCATAGATGGATGATCAGTCATCACATTCATAGTATACTACCGCTTTCTATTATCTGTGCTATAAAAGCCACTACCGTTAAATACTGCCCCTACATTAGAGTATACACGTTCCAGTGGCAAATTGCAAGTCTCACAACTATACCCTGGATCATTGTCTTTTATTGAACGCTGCTTTAAAAATGTACCCTCACAAGATCCAGTACATTTATATTCATAAACTGGCATTTATAATCTATTTCCAAACTTGTCTACTTGAACAACTTCTCCAGTTTTTCTATCAGTAGCGGATTTAATAGTGCCATCTTTTCGAACTACAACATTCATTCCATTTTTAATTTGTTTAGGATTGAATGGTATTTTATTGTTATTTCCCATTATTGAACCCTTTTCCCAAATTTAGCCCATACTCTTTCATGGATATAGTAGCCCAAAGACTCCCATGCAATATAAATTAATGCACCAAGACTAGCATATTCCCATTCACCAGTAAATAAATATATAACACCAGCGACACCCACCAGATGGAAGGTTTCCCAACTTAATGTCTTTAGCAAACTTTTTTTATTTGATTCCATTTTACCCCCTAGGTACTTATATATTATATCAGTTTTTGCCCAAATCTGCAACATATCGTGTATCAAAACGGTTAGACCAATATGCATGGTAAACAGTACCATAACTATTGTCTGGTTTTCTAATATTAAAATGTGGGTGCATTTCAAGTAGGTGATTTATATGGTCCATACGATTTTTATTAAATGCAATATTGGTATATCCAGATAGGCCACTATCATCTTTAATCATATGTTCTTTTATTTTTAAGTCTAAGTCAAAGTATTCTGGGGACTTCTCATTTGTTACTGCACTCCAATAAAACTTAATATTTAATGATTTTAAAAGTGAGTCTAAATTAATTACGCTATCTAAAAACTTTTGAAAATCAGACTCTAGATTACTTTGTATTTCTGGAAATACTATAAAAACAATATCTGGAGAATACTGCTCTACATACCATTTGACAGAATTAATAATGTCAGAGTAACCATATCCTGGTTTGCCTAAAGAAAAAAATCCAGATACCTCTGAATGCTTTAATAGTTTTTTATGAAGCATGTTACACCATGTATCATATATGGATCCTCCAGTGCCGTATGTCTCATCAGAACCAGCAAAAACAACATGAAGTTTATCTTTATACTGAGCAGTAAACTCATCTGATCTATATCCATGTATATTTATTTCATTATTCATTTGTCATTTCCCTTTCCAGTTAATATATTAAAGTTATATTCTTTTTCCCATTTAATAATGTCTACTTCATCATTTAATAATGGCTGACCTTTTATATTTAAACTTGTATTTAATAAAATTGGCACACCAGTCAAAGAATAAAATTTATTTAGTGTATCCCATAGACCACGATGCTGATCTCTATTTACTGTCTGAACTCTAGATGTACCATCAGCATGAACAACTGATGGAATTTTTTCTGGCTTTAAACATTTAACTGTGTACTGCATATATGGCGATTTAAAATTCATATCAAACCAATCTGATGCAAACTCCTCCATTACAACTGGTGCAAATGGTCTAAATGGTTCTCTCTGTTTAATTAAATTAACTCTATCCTTAATGTCTGGATCTCTAGGATCTGCCAAGATACTTCTATTTCCCAATGCTCTTGGTCCATATTCTGCTCTTCCAGTTGCTACTGCTACTATCTTATTCTTTTGTATACCCTGAATAATTTTTTCAACAGGATATTCACCACCTAAATCATAACCAAGGTATGGAGTTTCCCAATCAATATGACTTCCATATAATGCTGCTGCTGCACCTAAAGAACTACCAGCATCTCCTGGATTGGGCATAATCCAAATATCATCAAATAATCGCCAAAGCATTGTATTTGCAGATGAATTGAGTGCACACCCACCCATAAATACAAGTCTTTTCTTGCCAGTTATTGACTTTGCCATATTCATTAATTCTGCTAATCTTAATTCATATACAAACTGAACTGCTGCAGCAATGTCAAACTTATCTTGCTCTGACTCTATCCAACCCCAATCATTTATCCCTTTATGAAAATTATATTTTTGAGAATGTATCGATGGAAAGTATTCATTTACTTTGCGATAATATTTATCTTTGTTTCCATATGCAGCCATCCCCATCATAATATATTCTTCTTGATTTGGTAAAAGTCCAATCAATTGGGTAAATGCAGAATAGAATAATCCAAAACTAAATGGATAGTTTTGTTTATAGGCAAGACTAATTTTATTGTCTACTCCTGTCCAAATTGTGGATGTATTGAATTCACCTATTGAATCAAGCACAACAATTACAGCATTATCAAATTTACTTGTATAGTATCCTGCTGCTGCATGTGAGTAGTGATGGCTAAAGTTTACCCTTGGTAGATCATTTAAGTCCGTACCCTCAAACCACGGGCTATCTCCACCAAAACCACCTTTTGCTTTTATCCTAATTTTCTTTAATAGTGGCTTTTCATAGTAAGCAATTTTATCTGGATACCCATACTCTAATGCATCTTTAAATAGTTTTCTATTAGTGAACCAGTCATTTTTTGTTTTACTATATCTTTCTGCATGTCCAGCAAACAACACCTTGCCATTTTGAATTAATGAAACTGATGCATCATGGGTTGTCTCATTGATACCAAGGATTATCATTCTTGTCCAGTTGAATTTCTTTTTTGGTTAAACGGAATGTTATGGTACCAGTTTGGCAAAGCATACCGTGGACCCCTTGTTACTGGATAAACTTCATGTACATATAAGAAGTTTGATGGAAAAAATAATACACTGCCAGCCTCTGGCTTAAACTTAATTCCAGAATGTCTAAATTCTATCTCTCCACCTTCATAATCATCGTTTAAATAAAGAAGAACAGATAAAACACGACTACTAACACCTTGATCTTGATGTGCTGGTAAATGTCCAGACTGATCATAACGAAGTAAATGCATTGTTTGTTCTCTTGACTTGATGTTTCTTTCAGCCCATGGATATAGCATTGTAGAGTAATGCTTTAGGGTTTTATCTAATGCACCAAATAGTTGAGATGAAATATTTATTTGTTCATCTCTATATGCATCATCCTCTTTTATGTCTTTTACTTGTGGTATAAATTTTTGTAAACAAAAAACTTCTCTATTCCCGCCATCATTTTGCCATGGTGTCCAAGGTTTTACTGATGTTTTATAGTTTTTTTCTTCTAAATATTTTTTGTCTAAAGACTCAATATCTTTAATTAATTGTTCTGGATCCTCTATTATATTTTTATAATACACCATTCCAAGACTTAAAATTTCATAGTTAAATTCTTGTGAGTTCATGCCCTAAAGCCTTCCATTTTAATGGCCTATCTTCATCAGTTATAAAATCTGGATCTGCATGCTTTGGCAAACTTGTATGCATGTATAGAGCAGTATATCTATGTCCACTTGTTACTGTTGTAATACCATGTATATATTCACTACCAGCACTTGGGAAAAATACTGCAGAGTATTGTCTTGGTTTATATGAAAAATCTTGATTTGGAAAATAAATAACTCCACCTTCGTATTCGGATGGATCGTTTAAGTATATAACAGTACTCCATTCAATAAATGGTTCTGGGTCTTGTGCGTCAAGATGGAGGGCACCTTTTGATCCCTGGGTCCAATGAGATCCAAACCCCTTAAATACGTATATCGGATTAACAAAACCATTAAGTTGCTTATGTATATCGTTTGATCGTCTTCCATATTTAATCATTATATCCATGATGGTTTTGTTATACGGTAATGATGTTCCGCCAAATCTTTTTTTATAATATTCTGGGTATTCGTTTATTTCAGAAGGGTTATTCTGTTCATTAATTAATGTAGCAGCATCTTCTGGTGTAATAAAGTTATCTATAACATGTATTCTGTGATTTTTCATTATTCCTCCTATATTAATTATACCACTACTCAACTTTTTTGAGTTTATCGATAAACTTGGTACCGCCCATATTGCCAAACTTTACAGAATATTGGTCATACCCTACATCATTATTTAAAAATGGAAGTAGAAATAGGTTGTCTTTAAACACAAAACTATGAAATTTTTCAAAATCATCAATAGTCCTTACAGTGTCAAGACTCACATATTTATTTTTACCATTAAAAAATAATTCTAAGGAATCATTGTATAGATGATCTAGAGAAAATGGCACATATAAATTTTCAATAGTAGGTTCTCCTATTTTTGAATAAATTTTAGTGGGGGCAGAATATATGTCAATTCCAGAACAATAAAATAATGCAGATACAACTTCTTCTTCTCCATTATATTTTATGTAAGTTGGATAGTCAACTCTTAACATTGTAGTTCTTTTGGCAAAAAGAAAATCTCTATTAATATAGTTAGTTAAATTAAACAAAGATGAATCTGAAATATTTTTATCAATATAAAAGTTATTTTTTTTATAAATATTTAAATTACCAGATCCAGATATTACAATATCATTATTGATAAAGTTAATAAACCTTTCATCCCATCCTTCGGATAGCAGAATGTTGTCTGATAAGATCAAGATATAATCAGCCCTAGATCTTTTAATAAAGTTATGCTTATATATACAGGGGCTTTTTTGTAGGTCCCAGATAATATTTTTATAGTTTAAGTTTGGTATATCGTTAAATAATTCGTGCCTATCTATCGGATTTTGATCAAAGATATGTACATTTATATTATTTTTTGCTGTTTTAAATAATTGATTGACAACATCTTTTATAGATTTACCTTTATAAGAATAAATAAAAACATCTATACTATTCATCAAAATCTTTTTCTTTTTTATTTTTTTGTCCAAAAAACTTTTTACGCCAAGCGGTTTTTTTGTAATAGCCATACAACATAGATCTTCTATTTTCTGCCATTATTTCATGTCTATCTAGTTCATCTTTAGAGTTAATCTCTTCCATATTCCAAGATTCACGCTTAAATGGAATCATTTGAAAGATTGGAGTTCCTTTTGGTATAACTCCTTTAAAGTTACGCTTTAAAAAGAATGCTGTAAAAACTGGAAGACCCCAAATATCTGATTCAACAATTCCAGATTGAGTATAAAATGGTAAATCATACCTGTTCATTGGGTGTGTAATTAATACGGAGTAGCCAGGTGGGGTTTCATAAAACCAGTTCATTCTCCAACCATAATGAATAGGATGACAGTTGTCTGGAACTGGTAAGTCAATAATTGGCCTTGTGTCAACTAGCAATACTTCGCCCTTCCAACTAAGGATTGGTTTTCCATCTACATCAAGATCTACATATAAATCATCTTCTAGTACATAGTGATACCCAGCAGTAATTGCATCAAAAAATGGCATACACATTTTAGTTGAAACAAGAGCGCCATCAGTACCAATATTATTTACAACCCCTAAAGTAATATCGTCATTAGATTTATCAAATCTTGCCAACGACCTATACCATTCTGGAACATGCCTAATTGCTGGCTCAGGTGGTGTTAGTCTATGACCATAATCCAAAAAGGCTGGCGTAAATTTAATACTTAGCGGATCTGTCACTTATATTTTTTTTCTTGTCTAAATTTAAGTTTATAGGCGTTTGTAAAAACACTTCTAACATTTAGTCTTTGCTTTAAAAATAATGGTGCAGATTCCTTAGCATCGATAGCCTCTGATTCCCAATCATCTCTTTTAATTGGAATAACTTGTACTAATGGAGTGCCTTGTTTAATTATTCCCTTAAAGTCTTTTTCAATCATAAAGGAGAAATGTCCGTCTGACAAAAACTTATCAGTATCAATAATGCCACCGAAAGCCCAAAATGGCTGATGGTCTTGATGCATTGGATTCATAATTAATGCACTATATCCAGGTGGTGTTTGAACAACCCAAAATGGCATAATTCTAAAAAGATCTTTATGGTATTTATTTTTATCAATTGGGTAGTGATTATACTGCTCTATCCCGTGTGTTGCTACTAAATCAGATCCAAAAGCCTTTAACGCTTGTGGAACTGACCATGCAAGTTTGTCTGGGTTAGTTGCATCAATATAGATATCGCATGGTGCAGTGATCATATATCCAGCAGTCATTAAATCAAAAATTGGCATACATCTTTTAATGGTTGAAGTCATACCACCCTTTGGAATTGCTGCAGCATCATCTATTGATCCAGGCTGTCTTCTATACCATTCTGGTACAAATTTAGATGCTGGACTTGGTGGCTGTGCAAATCCCTCAGTTTTTTCACTGAAAGAATAAAACTTAATCTTCTTCATAGAATTTCCTAACTCTCTCTACTATTATATCATCTGCCGTAAAAACCATGTCAAACATTGCTGAATGTCTTTTAATTTTACCAAATCTATCATTGATCATATGAGGGCCAGCACTCTTAAAATGAAAGGATACAAAGTCTGGCTCAACATACTTTTCTTCTTTATCTATTGTTTTCCAGGTTGTAAAATTATTATATACAAAAAATGGGCTTTCACAGTCTGGTGATACATATCTAATATCTATATCTGCATCTATAAACCACGGAACATAAAACTTATATGTACCATTAAAACAACTATCTGGAACATTTGGAGAAAACTCTGTATTATAGTACTGCCTCATCCAAGGTCTATCTAAATTATAAAATTTATTATTGTTTTTAATAAGAAGAAAAATTTCTGCATGATTTTCTTGTCTAAGAGTAATTGTATTATTGTTTATACTAATTAACTTAGGTGGCTGATATAACTTTTCTACATACCTATTAATTGGTTTTATTATAGAATTTTTATACTTACCATTCCTAACATTTTCAAATGATATCCACTTTTCTGGTAATCTAGATTTTTTACTTATATCAGAAAATACTGGGTCTAAAGTTTTATACCATATATTAAAATCATATTCAGTATCTGACACAGACATTCCCTTCTTTGGCTGGCCTGCCAGGTTTCGATCCTGGGACATCCGAATTAACAGTTCGGCACTCTACCAACTGAGTTACAGGCCACTACTTCCTATTATGGAAGTACTTTTACAACTTTTGTTGTAAAAACATTAGTTACTGCTAATGAAGCAACTGCTGCATTTGCAGATGATGTTGTTTGTGGAATTGATCCAAAAACCGTAGAGGTATAATTAAATACTCCAGTATCTGGAAGTGCTCCAACATAATCAACAGTATTATCATAACTGCTGTTATATATCATTGTTCCAATTCCTGCTGCTACTGAATTTACATCAGAAATGCATGCAGGGTAGTTAACTGGTTTAGTTGTAGAGTTACCAGTAGAAGCAAATACGTTAATACCTTTTGCTTTAAGTATTGCAATTGCTGCTCTAATGCTTGCATCAGCCTTTGCCACAGTTGTTGTTAATCCAGAAGATGCAAGTTTACAATCTCCAGTTTTAGTATTATTACTAATACTTCGTGAAAATGAAACTGCACCAATGTTAGAGGAGTTATTAATTACCCAATTAAGTGCTTCAATAAAGTCTGTTCCATTGACATCTGCAATAGTTCCAGTAGATCCTACCTTGGCAGAACAAAGTGCAATAATATTTAATGATGGATTTTGCTTACGTGCAACTTCAACCATAGCACCACCATGATTATAGTTATCAGAATATGATGTTGAAAACTTGCCAGCATTTAAACACTTGCCTGGAAGTTTAACAATTTGAGCATATGAAACTCTTGAGTCAAAATAACTATCAATAATAACAAGAGATTTAGCATCTGCCCCATGTGCTTGAACTGGTACAACAACTGAAAACAACATTGCTACTAGTGCTACGATCTTTTTCATTTTATTCCTTTTCATTTTACGATATCATCAATCTGATGACATGACAGCATGGGTCGCCTCCTGCTTCCCATTCTTGAACTTCTTCTTCCCCCATATACTGGTATCCACCATCATGGGTATTACAATAAGGCTCTGATACCCAACCACGCTCAATGCCATTGGTTAACCAAATGCCAAACTCTTTTTCTTCTAACGATAAATCGTCTTCATGTGTGTGATTCATAATTAAAGTATACCCTTAAACACTGACAACGTCAACTGGGCCCATGCATGATGGTGAAAATTTAATAGCAGAATTAACTGCACCCATAACACGTTTACGTTGATCTTTAGATTTTTCTGTTGCATTTAAATATCCATAGGCATATTCAGCACCAGAGCCCATAGCAAGATATGGGAGTGTGTATTTAGATAAAGACATATCTACAGAACTATGTTCGTAAATTTGACCACGAACACAAATAATTAATCCAAGGTCGCCCTCTTTTGTTGTATCTACCCAAAAATCATTATAAAATGATCTTAGTTGTTTAATAAATTTAGTTTGCATAAATTTATCTGTATCTTTAATATCTGGTACATATGGATTAAAGTTATAACGAATTCTTTCTCCGTCCATTGCTCCTGCATACCCTATTAAATATGGTCCAAGTTTCCATACTTTTGGACTTGATAAAGCCAATATAGTATTATCATCTGATGCACCACGATCACCAGCCATATATACTTTATTATTTGTTTCATCACGAACGACAGCGATGCAAGTCATAACTCTCCTTACGTAGAATATATCCAGTATAGCAAATTACTGACAGTTAGTCAAGTACTGTTATTTTATTGCTTGTCCACATGCTGAGCATGTTTTTGCCTTAGCAGTACCCTTTTTTGCGGGGGCTGCTGGTGTTGCTGATGTTGAGGCACCAAACTTAGGTCTACCAAATCCTACGATAGAAACCATAATATTTTTCTTATTTTTCTTGTATGCACGAAGTTTCTTACAAACTTCTCCACCATTTCGTTGGCTACCCTTTGGATCTCCAGATGTATTTCCTTCAATACACCAAACTGTTCCATCTCCATTATCAGTTAATACAATTCCCACATGAGAAATTCTATCGACACCATCTGATGGAAAATCAAAATAGGCAATATCTCCTGGTTCTGGATCTGCTACGTCTCCATCAATCCAGTTTCCTGCCTTTTTAAATGCTGCTGCTCCGCCTGGTGTATAAACAGTATTTGGAATTTTTACTCCTGCTTCATTTGCACACCAGTTAACAAATGATCCACACCATGGTTGGAAGTTAGCCTTTGTGTAAGCACCATATTTAGTCTCGTTATCCTTTGGACCCTCAACAGTACCTATTTCTGCTTTTGCTACTTCAAGAAATTTTTCAACTGAACCTTGACTTGACATTATTTATCCCAATCTGTATCGACAGGTTGCTCTTCTGGCATTGCTCCATCTGGCTTAGCAAGTCTTCTTGCTGCTGCCTCATCAATTTCTGCTTCTAATTTTTTATCTGCTAAAGTATTTTTTGCATCTACTTCTTTATTAGCAATTTGTGCTGCCATAACATCCTTAGCCCCTGAGTTTCCAATAAGAATTCCTGCAAGAGTTCCTGTAATAAATGTTGCAATACTTCCTAGAACATTAAAAAACATTTTATCATTTTCTGACTGTGCTCCAATTGGTTGGGTTACAAATAGTAATCCATAAATAATTCCAACTGCCGTTAAGAATAGAATACTTCCAAGAGTTATTCCTAAAATAAATTTTAAACGAGCATCTAAATCTGCAGCCGTTAATCTTTCTTTAGCCATTTGTTATTTCCTGTTCTGGTGTTGTAGGTGTAATTTTTATTACATCTTTGGTACAAGTCTGTGATGCCTCACAGATTGGTGGATTACATTCTGCATTCTTCCAGTTTTCTGGATCTTGGCATGGATACCTATAGGATCCACTATAGCCACAGGATGTTAGTCCTAATACTAGTATACCGCATAATAAAAATGTTAGGGTCTTCTTCATGCTTTTATTATACCCCAGTTTTTATTCTTCGTCGTTT